CAACTGAGCTATAAGAACTATATGATTGTGTTTTTTTGTGTGTTGTTCTCAACCGGGCTCGAACCGGCGACCTTCTGCTCATAAGACAGATGCTCTAACCAACTGAGCTATAAGAACTATATGTTATATTATCATACTATGATAATAGTATATAATATGGTATCTTGTCAATAGTAATAATTTTCAATTTTTTTGAAATATATAAGATAAATAATGTATAATGTATAATTATATTATATATATATAGTGATATATATATAATATATAATAAATGAAAAATATGTGTAAATGGTGGGATTCGAACCCACGAAGTATAAACATTGGATCTTGAGACCAACCCCTTTGACCGCTCGGGAACATTTACTCGCGACTCTAACAGGGATCGAACCTGTGATCTTACGATTAACAGTCGTACGCTTTAACCAACTAAGCTATGGAGTCTTGTATAAACATAAACATGTTTATTTGTGCAAATGGTGGGATTCGAACCCACGAAGTATAAACATTGGATCTTAAGACCAACCCCTTTGACCGCTCGGGAACACTTGCTTGTATTTATTTGTATTTTGTATTTTTTGCGACTCTAACAGGGATCGAACCTGTGATCTTACGATTAACAGTCGTACGCTTTAACCAACTAAGCTATGGAGTCTTGTATAAACATTGACATGTTTATTTTTTATCATGATTTAAATTGTAGTAAAAATCAAGTAAAACGATATGTTTATTTGTGCAAACGGTGGGATTCGAACCCACGAAGTGTGAAACATTGGATCTTAAGACCAACCCCTTTGACCGCTCGGGAACATTTGCATGTATTTATTTATATTTTATATTTTTGCGACTCTAACAGGGATCGAACCTGTGATCTTACGATTAACAGTCGTACGCTTTAACCAACTAAGCTATGGAGTCATTACCTATACGGGGAATTGAACCCCGACTAAAAGTTTAGAAGACTTTTGTGCTATCCATTACACTATATAGGCGTATTATGATATTAATCATTTTTTCCTTAAAAATTATTTTTAGGAACATTATTAACACTTTATTATATCATAATAATAAAATCCAAAATAATTAATAATCAATTTTTATTATAATTGATTATATTTCCTTAAAATAATGTTTAGGAACAGTAATTTATTAATAATACAATTAAACAAATCCTTAAATCAATTATTCTTAAGTATAATGTGATAAATAAAATAGACTTAAATACATAAATATTGTTCACCTTTTTTAATAATTTCTTCAAATTTATCTTTTTTTATTACTTCAACAGGTCTATTTTTTAGTTTGAGACAATTATCGCAATTATCACAAGCATCAAACGAACATTTTTCATTAAAATATTCTAATATATATTTACGCCTACATGTATCAACAAATACCAAGTTTTTAATTTTATTCAAGTTATCTTTTTTTTGTTGTGATGGGTTTTTTCTTTCCATAAACTGTGCAATTTTAAATTTACTATATTCAAAATAAAGAATAGTTTCACAAGGTAATCCATCTCTACCACCACGTCCAATTTGTTGATAATATTCTTCGATTGATGATGGCGAACCAAATATTAACACACATTTTACAATTTGGTCAATACCCATACCAAATGCTGTAGTACTAATTATTACTTTAATATCACCATTTATAAAATTATTTTGAATAAGATCTCTTGTTTTACTTGACATACCAGCATGATATGCACTACAACAGTTTTTATTAATCTTATTTAATTTTGATGCAACCTCTTCTGTATCTTTACGAGAATTAATATAAATAATAATTTTTTCATCACAATGTTTTTTCATATGTTCAGCGATAATTAATTCTTTTGCAACAGGTTTTTCCTTTTTTTTATTCTTAAGATTTATAGTTATTGGTATATTTTGTATATTTATAGACAAATTTGGTCTGTCAAATGATGCTTTAACAATATTTGGATCATTTAAACGTAATGTTTTTTTAATATCATCACAAACAACTTTTGTAGCTGTTGCTGTTACCGCAATAATAGGAATTGTTGGAAATAATTTTCTAAATTTATTAATATTTTTATATTCTGGTCTAAAATCATGTCCCCATCCACTTATACAATGTGCTTCATCTACTGCTAAAAACCCCAATTTATTCATTTCAATTAATTGTTGAGCCATTTCTAATCCATTACTAATTAAATACTCTGGACTCATATAAACTATTTTAATATTACCATTTATAATTTCATCAATTTCCTCATTTCTATTAGTATTATTACTATGTAATGCAGCACAAGGTATATTAACATTTACTAATTTTGTTTTTTGTTCGTTCATTAATGAAATCAATGGACTAATTATAAACATTATTTTTTTAGTAACTAAAGGTGGGATGATATAACACAGTGATTTTCCATAACCAGTTGGTAATAATCCAATAACATCATTATTACATAATAATTCATTAATGACTTGAATTTGTTTATCTTTTAATTCAGATATATTCCAATATTTCAAGAGATATTTTTTAGCTTTATCAGTCCATAACATTAAGAATATCATATATTTAATATTAAAACTCGTATATAAATCAATTTTTATTAATAAAAAAATTGATAAATGAATAATTTGAAATAAACAATCATAAATATAATGTCTTCTAAAAAAATAATTCAATCATCTGATATTAAAACTGATAACAAATCTACTACTGTAAAGGAGCCTAAAGATGTAAAAGAACCTAAAGCTGCAAAGGAACCTAAAGCTGCAAAGGAACCTAAAGCTGCAAAGGAACCTAAAGCTGCAAAGGAACCTAAAGCTGCAAAGGAACCTAAAGCTGCAAAGGAACCTAAAGCTGCAAAAGAGCCTAAAGCTGTAAAGGAACCTAAAGCTGTAAAGGAACCTAAAGCTGTAAAAGAACCTAAAGCTACAAAAGAACCTAAAGCTACAAAAGCTACAAAAGAGGCTAAAGCGGTAAAAGAACCTAAAGCCGTAAAAGAACCTAAAGCGGTAGATGTAAAAGAATCTGTTGATGATGCACATAAACCAGATATTGTTGTTGAAAAAATTAAACCCAATGATGATGAAGATGATGAAAAGGATGAAGATGATGAAAAGGATGAAAAAAAATTATATATTCAAAAAGAATTTGATGCCACAAAGAAAGAATGGCAAGGTATTGAGACAAAATTCAACAAAGTATCAGACGAAATTGCAATACTTGAAAAGGAGGCAACCCATCTAGAACAAGAAAAAAATAATGTTGTACAGAAATTAACTAAATTACTTGAACTAATTGATAATGTAAATGAACCTTCTGAAAAGGTATCGAATACTAAATTTATTATTGATAATAAAGTATCAACAACTAATTTAAAAAATAAGAAAACTGAAATTATTCACAATTCTAGCGATTCAGATGATACTGAATCGGGTTCAGAATCAGACTCAGAATCAGATTCAGATTCTGAAGAGAATAGAATATTAGTTCCAAATAAAACAACAAATAAAACAGCAATTAAAACATCCAAAGGGTCATTAAAAAAATTATCTAATGATGATTCTGATAGCAATTAAAAATCAAAATATTTTTATAAATATTTATTTTATTATAATATATGGTCCAATTTGATTTATACCATTTAATAAATAAATAATATCACCAATGTTTATTTTTGTACGTGGTCCAAATTCTTGTTGAATAATATATTGTTCATTATCGAAAACTACAAATATATAATAATATATTTTTTTATTTAAACTATCATGATTTGTTTTTATTAATTCATATAGAAAAAATTTTTGATTATGATAATTATTATTTGCAGTTCCAATAAATTTAAATGTATTATTATTATAATTTATTTTATTTGGATTATTTAATTTATCATTCTGATTTAATTTATCATTCAAAAAGTCATTATCATTATGAATTAATTTATCAGTTAATTTATTATTCAAAAAGTCATTCGAATTTAATTTATTATTCTGATTTAATTTATTATTTAAAAAGTCATTATCATTCGAATTTAATTTATTATTCTGATTTAATTTATTATTTAAAAAGTCATTATCATTCTGAATTAATTTATCATTAATAAAATAAAATAAAATAATAATAATAATAATAATAATAAATAATATATTCATATTATTATAGAAAATAAATTAATTATATTTTTATTATAATAATCATTTATTCATATTAAATTTATAATTAATAAACTTACAATTATCCATTGGGTGAAAAATAGCAATCCATACTCTTTCAATATAATGTCCAACTTCTGGATTTGGAGAATTTTCAAGTTCATTTAAAAATTGTTGATAATATTCTTTTGGATGTTGATGAATAATATCTCTTGTGATAGCAAAAATACCCCACCAAGTATACATATTAATATCAATATCATTAAAGTGATGACTATACCATAAACCAAATGGTCTAATATTACTTTTTTGTGTTTCATTATTACCATTTATTACATTTACAGGGTGTGTTGTTTTATAGTTATCTATTTTTAAATTATAAAATTTATTTTTAATATTATCTGGTGCAATTGATACTAAATTAACTAATTGTTTATGATATTCAATATAGTTTATTAATGATTTTGATTTTCTTCTTTTATATAATAAATCACATGAACCAGGTAAAAAAATAATATATTCTGACAAGTTATCATAATTATTAATAATATGATATAAATATGTATGGTCGCATTTTCCAACATTTTTTAAATTTATAATTTTATGAGGTGATTTTATGTCAAAATTGGTATTTTGTCCTTTGTTATAGCATGAAATAAAATATTTATTATATGGTCCAGAATTAATCCAATTTAAATTTTCATTATATCGAGATAGAACAATGGTTATATCTAATTTTTTAGACAATTCTGGTTGTAAATCTATGTTATCATTTAACTTTTGTGTTGTTGATACATTTACTTTAATAACTGGTTTTGTGTTTTTATTTCTCATTTTTTGTAGTAATAATTGTTTTTTTCTTAACATTATATTATTAAATAATTGAAATAATTATATATTAAATCATTAATATTATAATATAATGACACAATTAACTAAATTTTCAAAAATATTAACTCAAGATACCCAAAAAGGGGCAACTAGAGCAATGCTATATGGTATCAATTTTAAAGAGGATGATTTTAATAAAGCTCTTATTGGTGTTGGTAGTATGAATTTTGACGGAAATCCTTGTAATGTTCATACTGGTAAATTATCAGAACATGTTAAGAATGGAATTATTAAAAATCAATATTCAAAAATGAAAGGTTTAAAATTTACAACAATTGGTGTTAGTGATGGTATTAGTATGGGAACACCTGGTATGAGATATTCGTTACCATCTCGTGAAATTATTGCAGATTCTATTGAAACAATGTTAACAGCTCATTATTATGATGGCTCTGTTATTATTCCAAGTTGTGATAAAAATATGCCAGGTACTTTACTTGGACTAGCTCGTGTAAATCGTCCTTCTATTATTGTTTATGGAGGTTCTATTAAATATGGTTATTATAATAAAGAACCAGTTGATATTGTTAGTGCATTTCAAAGTTATGGTCAAGTGAAAAATGAACAAATTACACCAACTGAAAGAAATGATCTATTAAAACAATGTTGTAATGGTGCAGGAAGTTGTGGTGGAATGTATACAGCAAATACTATGGCATGTGCAATTGAAGCAATGGGTATGTCATTACCTTATAGTTCATCAAATCCTGCAGAATCAACAGAAAAGGTTGACGAATGTTATAATGTGTCAAACTATTTATACACACTTTTAAAAGAAAATATTTGTCCATCTGATATAATTACAAAAAAATCATTAGAAAATGCAATTATTACAATAATTATTCTTGGTGGTTCATCAAATTCTGTTTTACATCTTATTGCGCTTGCTAGAACAATGAATATTGATTTGAATTTAGATGATTTCACACGTATTGGAAAAAATATTCCAGTTATTGCAAATCTTAAACCACATGGAAAATATTTAATGTATGATATACATAAGAATGGAGGAACACCTTCTATTTTAAAATATTTGCTTGATAAAGGATATCTACACGGGGATTGTTTAACAGTTACCGGTAAAACATTATCAGAAAATTTAATTAATACGGTATCTATTGATAATAAAGAATTATTTAATATTGATAAACCAATTAAAACATCAAGTCATATTAATATATTATATGGTTCATTAGCACCAAAAGGAAGTGTTGGAAAAATTACTGGTAAAGAAGGATTATCTTTTGAAGGAAAAGCAAGAGTATATTCTACTGAAAATGATTTTATTAAGGATTTGACAAATAATAAAATTGAACCAAATTCTGTAATAATTATTAGATATCAAGGACCAAAAGGTAGCCCTGGTATGCCTGAAATGCTCATGGCAACATCTTCTATTATTGGATATGGTATTAAAGATTCTATTGCTTTCATAACAGATGGGCGGTTTTCTGGAGGATCACATGGATTTATTATCGGACATGTTACCCCTGAAGCATATGAAGGAGGACCAATTGCATTAATTGAAGACGGAGATGTAATTACAATTGACTCTATTACAAATAAAATTAATCATAATATTCCAGATAGTATTATGATAAAACGACATAATAAATGGACTATTCCAAACGAAATTTTAAATAACGTTAAACCATATACATGGTTATCAAAATATAGAAAACTCGTTGGATCACCATTTGACGGATGTGTTTTAAAATAAGTTATTATTCATTTATTTGTTATTGATATTCCTTTATTTAATAAAAATAGATATTACTTTTTTATAAAATTTAATAAAAATTGAATACTTTAGTCTTTTTAATGATAAATATAATATTTGTAATGTGTGGTATTTGGGCTTATATTGAATTAATTAAAAAATTAACAAATAATCAAAAATTATATAATGATTTTATGAATATTAAAAATCGTGGACCTGATGTGTCTAGTTTTCAAACAATTAAAAATTTAACAATTGGTTTTCATCGATTATCAATTATGGATCCTTCGTTTCATGCGAATCAACCTTATATTATTGAAGATAATGAAAGGACTATTGTATTTATTTGTAATGGTGAAATTTATGATTTCAAAACATTGATTCATGACCATAAATTATCAATTGATAATAATTCAGATTGTATGACAATTCCATTGTTATATTTAAAATATACAAAATTCGATAAATATAATGATACTGATATAACTGAATTTACAAAATTATTTACAAATGAAGTTAAAGGAGAATTTGCATTTTTATTATTTGAATTCGATAATTTACAAACTTTAAAACAAATTGTTGCAGGACGAGACCAGATCGGTATTCGCCCTCTTTATTGGCATAATCCAACAAAAGAATCAAAAGGGATTATTTTTTCATCAGAAATTAAAGGTACTAATAATTTTGAAGATTCTATTGAAGAATTTACACCAGGAAATATTATTAAAATTAATTTTGATGATTTTGGATTAATGAAACCATTAACATTATATAATTTTAATAACAATATTTATAACGATATTGTACAACAAGAACCAATGTCTCAAAAAATTATTTTGAATAATATTAAAGATGCTGTTATAAATTCTATTAAACGTAGATTATGTGCTGACAAACCAATTGCATTTCTATTATCTGGTGGTGTTGATTCATCATTAGTTGCTGCAATTTCTGCAAAACTTTTAGGACAACCTATTAATACTTTTTGTTGTGGTATGGAAGAAGGATCAGATTTGAAATTTGCAAGACAAGTAGCAAAACATATTGGTTCAAATCACACTGAAGTATTTTTTACACCACAAGAAGGACTAGATGCAATTCGAGATGTAATTTGGACAACAGAAACATGGGATACAACAACAATTCGAGCGTCTGTTGGACAATATTTAGTTTGCAAGCATATTGGAACAAAAACAGATGCAAAAGTAGTTATGGTTGGAGAAGGACCAGATGAAGTATGTTCATCATATCTATTTAATTATTATGCACCAGATGGAATTCAACTACATAAAGCCGCAAAAGAATATGTAAAACAAATTCATATGTATGATGGACGACGTGCAGATAGGTGTATTTGTCGATGGGGTTTAGAAGGACGTGTTGCATTACTTGATCCAGAGTTTATTAAAGCATATTGGGTTATACCATCGGAACAAAGACATCCAAATTATATGAATATGGAAAAATGGTGGTTAAGACAAGCATTTGCTGAATCAGATATTATACCTGATCAAGTATTGTGGCGTAAAAAAGAAGCATTTTCAGATGGTATTAGTAGTAAAACAGATTCATGGTTTGAAATTATTCAAAATCATATTAAAACATTGGTACCAGATAAAGAATTTCAAGAAAATCCTCTTGGACCAACACTTGAAGCTCATTATTATAAAAAAGTATTTATTGAATTTTTTGGAGAAAAACGATTAAATATTATACCAGATTATTGGCAACCAAAATGGAATTCAACAGGACAAATTCTTAAATATACAGACCCATCAGCAAGAACATTACAAATCTATCAAGATGACGTAGATTCAATTATTTAAATTATATTTTTTTAAAATTATTCGTTTAATAATTTAATATATTTATTTTTATATTTTAAATATTTCATTTTCCATTCTTGTTGTTTATTTTCTAATGGAATAAATTTATATCCAAGACCATCAACACCAATAGTGATTTCTCCATATCCATTTACATGTAATGGTTTTGTATCATAACAAAAAAAAGGTTCATCTGAACTGTATCTATGAATCATGTCATATTTAAATCCATTTATTAAATCACTTCTATTATCCTTTGTTGGATTAAATCTTTCATCCAAGTCTTTTTTCCCACCAGTACCAAATACTAATTGTTGTATTTTAAAATCTTTAATACCACCAGTATAAGGTTTAATTATATTAGCTTCTTCAAAATTATGAAAATCAGCACAAATATAATGAAAATTAAAATATTCATGCATACCTTTTGTTAACTCGTAAATATCATCTAATAATGATAAATATCCAATCGAACTCTTTTTTTTAAATCTAAATGTGATTAAAGGTTCGTGACCAATAAATACAACAGTATTTGTATTATCTTTATTTAATAATAATAATTGATTTCTGATGAACTCTTTTTGTTCTTCAATTATTTGATTTGCTGTTTTATTTATAACTCTTTCGTAACACGTATTTGTAGTGTCTTTCATCGAATAAACAGTTATGTCTAAATAAATAAATTTAATTATTTTATAATCACCTTTTATTAACAAAAAGTGGTCTTCATAATCATACGGAAATTTAATATCATACCACGGTAATTTTAATTGCGAACGCATATTTGAACATCCTTGATTTGTGCCATCTTTAATCTCATGATTACCTAAAATCATTTTTATTGGAATTGAAATATTACTTGATAAATAATCAAAACCCTTTTTCATATCTATTAAATTAATATCATTATATTTAATTTCTTTTTTAAAGGGTTTTCCAGCATCATCAAATTTTTCAAGATCTAATACATCATGTTTTACTTTTTTTGAATAATAATTATCTCCTAACAATATTAAAAAATTATATTTATCAAGCCCATGATTTCTTTTTAATAAATCAATAACCCGTTGTTGTTGTGTATCAGCAAGTATGCTTTCATTCCAACAACCAAATGTTGCAAATGTTAATGTGTCAGTCATATATATAATATTAGAGATAAAAATTGAAATATTTATATATAATAATAATATGTATATATATAAATAAAATAGAAATGGAAATAACAAACTATACTTTACATAGCAACCAATATTCAGAAAAAGAATTAATTGATAATATTGATTTACTATATCAATATATTATTATGGCGACACAAAAAAACTTGTCAAAAAAATTTATTAATGAATATTTATTAAATTCAAAATATAATGCCTGTTCAAAAGATGAAGATATTACATTAGAAACAATACAGATATACCAACCACATTATTTTAAATCGAATTAACATGTTAATATTTTATCATAATTAAATAATACAAAATCTAAATGATAAAAATTATTAATAATATCAATTGAATCATTATTTAAATAATCATAATAATTTACTTTATTTGTATTTGTATTTATACAAATAATGTTGATGTATATTATGATTATCAAAAGAACAAGATACTAAATAATTATTTATTATATTAAATACTTTTTCTTTTGTTGTTTTTATTATTATTAAATTAAAATAAAATAAATCACTAATAATACGTTCATATGGATTTCTAACAATAGTAATTATTTTAATATTGTCAAAATTAATATTAAATACTTTATTATTTTCAACCATTTGTGTATATGTTATGTGTTGCAATGATGAATTAATATTCATTTCCTTGTATGGCGATTGGTTTGAAAATGTAGGGTACTTATTTGAATATAAAGAGGATTTACTTAATTTAATATTACATTTATTAGAAAAAAATTTTTCAATAGATGTTCCTCCTGTTTTATGTATATGTATAAATAATATATTTTTATTATTATTATTAAAATAAGGCATTATATATTATAAATAAATTTTAATTTTTTAAAATAAATTAACTTTTTTAAATAAAATTATATTTTTTCAATAGTCCACCAAGTATAAAAATTACTTAATTTATGTTTTGAATCAGGATTATATTTATTAATTATTTTCCAATTTGATTTTTTTAATTGTTCCATAATTTTATCATCAGATATAAATGGTTCTGTTTTAATAATATCATGAATCCATTCAAACTTATATACAACTTTATCATTTTCTATTTTTAAAAATGAATTTAATTCAGACCATTCAGATATATCTTGTGGTTGTGAAACTATATTAAATATAAATTTAGTTCCAATTGAAACAATATTATCTAATTGTTTCCAAAACAAATCTGTAAAAAAGTGCATTAACGAAAAATTTGCAACAACATAATCATATTTAATATTGTAATTATAAAAGGAATACCATTGACCTTTTGTTTCAGACCAAGTATTTCCTAAATTACAAGGACTAAAAATAAATCTATCTTGGGTTTCGCCATGATTATATAGACCTTTAACAAGATAATGTGTATCAATATCTAATCCTAAATATTTATCAGGATTATATTTATTAATATGATGAATTAATTTACTACTACCACATCCTAAATCTAACCATTTTTTATTAGTATTAGGATTTAATTTAGATATTTGTTCAAATAAAATATTAGAATGATACTTGAACATTGAAATTAAAGAATGTGATATTATTTTTTTTGGTGCATCATAATAATATAATTCTTTATTTTTATTTGTTGAAATATCTAATGACCAATTATATTTAATAATATTACAAATATTATTAATAACATAACAAGTATTTGGTTTATTTTTATCATATCTATAACTATCAACAGTAAATAGTAATTCATTATCTGATAATAATGGATAACATCTATAAATCTTTCCATTTTTTGGTACAGTTGATTTAATAACAATATTAGTAAGATTCATATTATCACGATCAAACCATTTATCATTTTTAAATATAATATCAATTGACATTAGTTTTTGAGGTTTAATTTTAATTTCACGTGATCCATCGAGCGGTGATAATATTAAACCATCGCAATTATATGGTTCAGATTCAAAAATTTTATTGGATAAATTAGTATCTAATATAATATTCTCTATTAATTCATTATTTAATTGAGAATTATTTACTAAACATGCAAACTTTGGAAACCACTTTATTAAATGTTTTTTATTATCTTTTATATAATCTTTAATAATATTCCGTTCACTATCAAAGATATTTATAAATTCATCAAAATTATAAATTTCTTTTAAACTACTTTTGTATGTATATTCATGAGCATTTCTTATAATATCATAACGTTCAAGTAATGTGGTATTTGGTATATCAATATCAAATACCAAGTATAAATCTAATTCTTCAATATATTCTGCATTAACTTGATATTTATCTAGAATATCGTGATGAGGATAAATTCCAATTGGTAAATTATTAATTAATATCCCATCTGCTTTTTCTTTAATTAAATAATTATTATAATTAGATATTTCACCAGGTAATAAGTGTCTTGGTGGTAAATTTGTAAATTTTTGTTTTTGATATTGATGATGCATTGAACCATTTTTAAGAATTTCAATTTTATTATTTGGTTGAAAATTTTTAATTTCTCTGTTAATATTATACATTTTAATACTAAAATTAATAACTTTTGATTTTATATAACGTTTTGAAATCATCCTTAATTTATGAAGTATCTTATTTACAATAATAACATTTTTTTCTCCATCTGTTGTTTTTATAAATCTTGTAAAATAGTATAATTTTAAATTATAATTATCATAATAATTATAATTGGAGTTTTCAATATATTTATTTATTAAATTATGACTTGTAAGTATTTTTAATATAAAATTACATAACTTGGATTCTTGTGTAATAATATTCCAATTAATTTTAGGAATTATTTGTTTATAATTAATAACAATAATTTTTTCTGCTAATATTTTATCAAAATCATCATTATTTAGATAATTATTAGATAATTGTAAGATAATATTTAACATTGTCTGTTCTTCTTTTGTTTTTAATAATAACATAATATTATTTTTATATTCCTCATTATAATCATATATTAAAATATAATGTAATGTTATTAATGTTTCAACAGTATGTGATGTAATGTAATAATATTTATGCAATTCATTAATTATTTTTGAATAATTAAATATACTAATCATATAATTAAAATATGGATATAAAAATATTTTTGTTGACAATAATTTTATTCTTTTTAATATATATTTTGGAGGTATACTTGATATTGATAACGCCTGTAATACTTTTTCAATAGCATGTTGTCTTTGAAAAAATATTTTATTAATTAATGGTATTTCAATTAATAAAAATTTATAAATTCTATCATCTGAATTACACACAGCATTATTAATAATATTTTGTATATCAAATTCATTTAATTTAAAATTATTTTTTTTAGATTTTTTATACCAATACAAGAAAGTCATTAATGTTCCATATTTTGATGCAATTTTAATTAATTCTAACATAGTTTCAGTATTGTACAAGTTAATAATTTCATTATCTTTTAATTTACTATTATTTAATTTTATTAATAAATTTTGCCCTTTATTTAATTGTGTTAATTGTATAAATAACATTCTTATTATTTTATTATTTTTATAAATAATATCAGTTTGATAATTTAATATAAAATTATCAATAATAAATTCAAATAATGTATAAAATTTTTCAATCTTGAAAGTATTATAATTTTTATAAAGTTCTATGCATTTTAATAGTTCTTCAAACAACGATAATCTATCATATTTATCATCATCTATAATGTATTGAATTGGTTTATTTTTAACACAATTTTCAATAATATCATTTACAATAGTTGTCATATCATCCATTATTATATAAATAAAATGGATACTTTAAATATTTTTATCAATTTTTATCACATTAATGAATGTTTAAAAGATATTACATTAATGAGAAAAAATGAATGTTTAAAAGATATCACATTAATGAGAAAAAATGAATGTTTTTAATATATTACATTAATGAGAAAAAATGAATGTTTAAAAGATATTACATTAATGAGAAAAAATGAATGTTTTTAATATATTACATTAATGAGAAAAAATGAATGTTTTTAATATATTACATTAATGAGAACTTTAAATATTTGATTTGTAGAGCTTGTAATAATACTATATTTTTCAAGATTATCAATAAAATCAATTGGTACATTTAAACGAGTTGTTAACATTTTTATAAATTCTTGTTTTATTTCATCCCAAAAAATATTATTTTCAAACGTTATTTGAATTTTATCTGAAATTTTTAAATTCATTTCTTTTCTTAAAATATTAATTTCACGTCTAATATTATTAATTTCAGCTTCAGTATCACTATCATCATTTGTATCAGTACTTAAATATAATATAGCCTGTGATATATCATTATTCGAGTTAGTATATTTAAATTTACAACCAATCATATCTTTAATGTCATCAATATCATAATCAATATAATAATAATCAAGACAACATCCTTCCCATGAAATATTACCTGATTCTATTAACGATACATATTTTTTATGTTCTTTTCTAAAAGTTTTACATATTGATAATATATTGGGGCGATATATTTTTTTTAATTTTTTAATTGAATTAATAATAAGATGTTTAATATTTAATTCTTTACAAATTATATTTTTATATTCAATAATATTTGAAGAATCTGTAAATAATTCTATTTTATTTAATGGGTAATATAATGGTTTATTAATTTTTTGTCTAAGATTTCGAACACTTTCTAATAATTCGTTAACAGAATAAAATCCATTTAATAAATTAATATCTAATTTATAATTAAATATATAATCAATATTGATTTTTTCAAGATGAATACTTTTATTTTGTTTTGGTAAAATCATATTAAAATACTCTGATAAATGAGGCATAAATGGAACTAATAATTTATTAAAATCTCTTAAAACACAAAATAATGTATAATTAGATTCAAAATAATCTTGCACACTAGATTGGTTTTTTAGTCGATCTTTTGATAATTTAATAAATGTATTACATAATGTATCAATAAATTTATAAATATGATTTGGTATATTTGGTAATTCTAGATTTTCAATATGTTTATAAATATACTGACTTGTTTCTATTAATTTTATTTTAATCCACATATCAAATTTATTTGTAGAATTTGTAATATTAATATCATTTGAATAATAATCTTTTAATAATAAGTGAGCATTATAATAAGGAATGATTTTTCGGGTAATTTCAGTTAAATCAGAATCTTTAAAACAAAATGATTCTGCTTTTGCTGCAGGCGAACCAATCATATAAAGTCTTAAAATATCTGCACCATATTTTTCAATTATTATATTTGGACAAGTATAGTTTCCATGTCGTTTAGACATTTTTTTACCATCCTTTGCTAAAATTAAACCACTAACAATTACTTTTTTAAAAGCAGGAGAATTATTTAATGCAGTTGATAATACATTTAATGTATAAAACCATCCTCTTGTTTGGTCTAGACTTTCTGCAATAAAATCAACAGGATATGATTTATTAATACATTCTGGATATCCAAATCTTGATAGACCTGACATACCAGATTCAAACCAACAATCTAAAACTCCAAATGTTCTTTTAAAAGTTCCTTTTGGAGTTGTAAATTCGACTAAATTTAATGAATCAATATGAATATCAGTAAATGTTCTACCTGTTAATTCTTCAAGTTCTTTAATAGAACCTATACATATTTTATCACCATGTTCATTTACCCAAATTGGTATAGGAGTTCCCCAAACTCTATTTCTAGAAAGACACCAATCAGGCGAATCTTTAATCCAATTAGCAAAACGTTTTGTTCCAACATGTTTTGGATACCATTGAATTTGTTTATTATTTTCAATCAAGTCTGGTATGATTTGTTGAATATTCATAAACCAAGCATCTGTTGCAAGATATATTAATGGAGTATCTGTTCGCCAACAATAAGGATATTCATGTTTTATTTTTTCAGATTTAAATATTTGATTTGTTTTCTTAAGATGAATTACAATATCTGTTGATGCATCCATAACAAATACCCCCTTTAATGTCTTTATTATTAATAATATAATTAATATTATATCTAACTTGAGAATCAATTAAATAATCTGGTATTTGTGGTAATTTCATTACTCTCATATCATCATTACCAAATAAAGGAGCCATATGTACTAACCCTGTACCGCTTGTATTTTTAACATATGAATCAGTATATATTTTATAATTATAATAATTATTTACTGGAAATATTGGAATATATTCCAAACCTGATAATAATAATCCTTTGATTGTTTTTAAAATTTTAAAATCATATTTATAAAAAAGAGATTTTACAAATTCTTGAGCAACCCATAATTTTTCAACACTATCTAAATGTGTTAATTCAACAAGTTGATAATCAAATTCACAATTAACACAAATTCCTTGATTTGCAAATAATGACCAAGGTGTCGTTGTCCAACATAATAAATATTCATCAAATTCAACTAATTTAAATTTAACATATGCTGAAATATCAGTTCTTTCTTGATAATTAGAACTTGCTTCAAAATTAGAAAGTGGTGTTTCGCATTTTGGAGAATAAGCCATGACTTTTTTAGATTGATATATTAATTTATCATCCCATATTTTTTTAAATGCCCCCCATAAAGATTCCATATATTTTAAATCACATGTTTTATATGTTTGTGATTTATCAAATTGTCTACCAAGTCTTTCGAGAGTATCATACCATGTCTCTGAACAATTTGAAATAATTTCTCTACATTGGTTATTAAATCCAGTTAAACGTTCTAATGTATCATTAGGAGACACTTTTCCAAATGTTTTTTCTGCTTCTTGTTCAAGTGGTAATCCATGACAATCAAAACCAATCTGATATGTAATCTGATAACCTTTCTGACGCATATAACGAGCCATTGTATCTTTAATAGAAGACACTAAAAGGTGTCCATGATGAGGTGATCCATTTACAAAAGGTGGTCCATCTAAAAATTGCCATATAGGTGAATCTTTCCTTGATTCTTTAATTTGTTGTTTAGTATTATTTTGTTTCCAATAATCAATAATTTCTTTTTCGAATATATTAAAATCCAAATTATTTGTAATTTTTTTCATTAATTATATTAATAAATAAGTATTTAATTATTTATTAATATTATTTATAAGATAAAGATATTTATTTTGGTGTAATAATTTTCATAATATGTAATTGGGCCAGTAATTCATCAGCAGCAAGTAAATCATATACAGGTGTTCCTAATCCTATTCTTTTGAATAATTCAAATTGGTCTGGAAATTTGGTTGCTACTTTTACTGTACCCTGCATTAAATTATTATTATATAATAATCTAATTGGGTCTGTTGTTTGATGTAGGATTATTGTTTCTAAATTAGGAATAGGATTCTCTATTCTATCATGTGATGCTGTGTTATAAACAAGCGGATCACCACCAACAACAGAATGATCATATTCCCACCATGGTAACCCCAGTTTTACTAATTGTAAAGTCATCTGATATAAAAAATCACAACTTTCATCGTTAAACACTTTTAAACCAGGATATGCTTTATTGTCTATTTTTGTTAATGCCAGATTTGCAAGGACCGCATATTTTTTAACACAAGACAATATCAATGCTTCAGTACCTTTGGGTATAGAAACAGGTTTTTTTGGTAATGGAATCGACATTAGGATTTCATAATAAGTTGCAGGTTTTTGTATTTCTTTTGCAACTTTAGGATTAATTGTATTTACAATAACTGATAATGCGACGGGAGGTGTCCAAGGTGCTGCTCTTGCACATAAAAAGGCAAATGAACCCTCTTTTGAAAAATCTGCATGTTGTGCAGTAAATGGAAATCTCGCTATTGTTTTCTCAGAACCAGCCAAATATTTCATAGATTCAAGAGGTGTAATTATTTTAAATAATTTATCTTTATGGTCATGGTAATTCCATAATTCAGTAGAACCCATATCATTAAATGCAGAATTAACACCCGATAACACACCTTGATGAACAATCGATAGTAAATTTGAAGGATCGATAAAACCACCAAGTCTGTCAAAAAATTTAGCTATAGATAATATACAATTATATTTAATTGGTCCTCTACTTTCTAAATCAGCAGGCGGTGCTAGTGGTTTTGATTTATCAAATTGGTATACTCTCACAGAAACCTTTTTAGCAATTAATACATTAGTTGAACCTAATATTAAAGTTTCGCCTAAAGAGTTATAAAGCGGTGATAATTCATTTCCAATGACCTTATTTATATTATCAATATGACCAGCTTGAATATAAATATCAACTTGTATATTATAAGTACAATGAACATTTTGTAATTGTTGTATTATATGATATATAGCAAGTTCGTCATCAATATCTGCACCTGGATCAGTATTAATACATATATAAACTGTTCCACCTTCTATTTTTCTCGCTACATTAACTACATCATATTTTTGAACTTTACCTCCTCCGTAATCTGATGTGTCTTCAGCCCCACCATCTGATTTGTCATCAGCCCCACCGCCTCCACCGGTAGCTTTTCTTTTTTCACCACCACCGCCACCATTTAATAAATTTAAATATTTAAGTTTATACTTTATATATTTCAAGTGATAATCCATTTTGTATATATATAATACTTATATAATAATTAATTTTTAAATATTTATTATAATAAAATTAATTGGATTAATAATAATATAATTTCTTTTTCAAATAGATAATTAATTTTTAAATATTTTTTATAATAAAATTAATTGGATTAATAATAATATAATTTCTTTTTCAAATA